CTATTACTTATTAAAGTTCAGTATTAGCTGTACGCTCTTTTCCTGCTGAAATGTAATCCATAGTCATTACTTTCGCAACAGCTTCACCGTTTTGAATTCCAAATGAAACAGCCAACTCTTCGTCGTCTGGAGCATTTGTATTCACACCGGAACCAACTTTTACGTTATCTTTGTAAACGTGAAACTTTCTGTCTCTTGGATCATAGTAAAATCCTAAAGTCATGAAAGTATCGTCAGCTGCAGTTCCACAAGAAATAGTTGTTTCTGTGCTGTCTTTTTCTATGACTAATTCCATAGAAGTAGAACCATCAGCTTTTCTGAAATAGATACCGTCAGTCGTGCCATCAATAAACGCTGTGTCAGTGATGATTAAACCAACCGCAAAGTCAGATTCAGTTGCGTCGTTTACTTTAAATCTAGTTTTAAAGTATAGACCTTTTGCAGCTTCGTATTTGAAAGATTCAATTACGCCGCCCGAACCGCCAGCCCATTGAAACTCATCAGAATCATTGTCTGCCGCATCGTTTGTTACAACTAATAAACCACCGTCACCATCTCCTAAAGCTTCTGTCGCGTCTCCGCCACCTGCCTCAGTTGTAGTAATAACCCAGTCACTAGCTGTGTATTTGTCGAAGTCCTCGTGATAAACGTGGTATTTAATTGGATCTGGTTGTTTTAATTTTTCACCAGTTCCTCCTGTCACTACGTTTGTGACTCCTGAAGTAAAGTGTGTTGTCATAATATCAGCGCCTCCTATAAC